GCTCCGTTTTTCTATCGGTGGGAGGCCGGAGGTCCCCGGAGCCGGACCCCCCGTGTGCGATCCTCGATCCCGTGCCAGAGACGACCGGGAGCAGCTCGAGCGGCCGTGACTCCTCCTCGATCAAGCTGAATCGGGCTCGATCGGGGCCGATCACGGTGGCGCTCGACGAGTCGCTCGCGGAGCTCCGTAGTCGTGGGCAGCTCGTCGGGGAGGTGCGGGTTTTCGCAGCCCTCGCGCGGCGTACGGCGCTCGTGATCGATGCGGCGTGGCGGGTGAACGACTCCGCGGCCGTTCTCCGTTCGACGCGGGAGCTCCGTGAGCTCGTCGACCTCCTCCCGCTCCGGTCGACGGCGCCGGTCGAGTCCGGAGAGGAGGCGGGCGAAGGTGACAGCGGCCGCGGTCGAGTCCTCGAGCTCTTGGACTCCCCCCCCAGCGTGGGCAACTGAACGGAACCCGCTCCGGCCGACGTTCGGGTCGGCGGTCGTCATGGCGGCGGCGTTGCTGGGCAAACCGTTCATGCCGTGGCAGGCGTACGTGGTCCTCGTCGGGCTCGAGGTGCAGTCGGCGGAGGCGGGGGATCCGGAGCCGGGGGCGTGGGCGTACGACACGGTCGGGGTCTCCGTGCAGCGGCAGGCGGGGAAGACGTATCTGCTCCGTCCGGTGATCGCGCACCGGCTCCGGTCGATCCCACACGCGCGGGTGTGGTCGACGGCTCAGACGCGGGTGCACGCGCGGCGGCGGTGGCTCGACCTCACGGACGCGTTGCTCGCGTCTCCGCTCGAGCGGGACCTCCGGCGCAAGACGGGGGTGGGTCACGAGGAGCTCCGGTGGGTCGAGACGTCGTCGACGCTCGAACCGTTCGCTCCGAACGGGGACAGCTTGCACGGGGAGACGCCGGATCTTGTCGCGGTCGATGAGCTGTGGGCGTTCGACGCGGAGGAGGGGCGGGATCTACGGCAGGCGTATCGGCCGGGGTCGGCTACGAAGAACTTTCAGGTCTGGCTCTTGTCGACGGCCGGGACTCCCGCGTCGTCGTGGCTCAACGGTCTGCGGGCGCGGGGGCGTGCGGCGGTCGAGGCGGGTCGTCAGCTCGGGATTGCGTGGTTCGAGTGGCAGCTCCCGGACGAGGTCGACGGGGTCGCGGTCGAGGAGCTCGACGACGAGGAGCTTGTCCGGGCCGTGATCCGGTGGCACCCGGCCCGCGGGCACACGCTCCGGGAGGCGTCGGTGTGGGCCGCGTGGGAGGAAGCGATTGAGCAGGATTACGCGACCGGCCGCGCGGATTTCCTGCGGGGGTGGGCGAACCGGACCCCGGCCAGCTCGAGGCCGCGGACGATCCCGCTCGACGTGTGGAATGCGGGCGCCGTCGGGTTCCCGATGCCGGAGGGAATCGTCCTCACGTTCGAGGTCGACACGGAGCTCGAGGAGTCCGCGATCGTCGCGACCGGACAGCTCGAGGGCGGGCGCCGGATCGCGGAGGTGATCGAGCGGCGGGACGGCAGCGAGTGGCTCGCCGCGCGGGTGCTCGAGCTCGTCGACGCGCACCCGGACGTGCGGGCGGTCGGCTGCAACGATGCGGGGCCAGTGCGGGACGTCGCGGACGTGGTCGACAAGGGTCTCCCGGAGGGGTGGGACGTGTTCCGGCTCTCGGCGCGGGACTACGCGGCCGCGTGTGTCCGGCAAGAGCGGGAGCTCAGGGCGGGGACGTGGGTACACCGGGGGGAGCTCGACCTCGACGCGGCCGCGGCCGTGGTCGGAAAGCGGAAGCTCGGGGAGTCGTACGCGTGGCGCCGGTACGACGAGCCGATCACGACCCTCGTCGCCGCGGCCGCGGGTCTCTGGACGTTCGATAACGCTCCGGCGCATGAGCCGGAGTCGGGATTCTGGATCGGATAGGACGTAATCGCATGGTGCAGCTCTGGCCCCCGGTCGACGTCCCGTCGACCCTCACGCGGCAAGTGTGGGACGCCGACACGGCGCGCACGATCCCGGGCGTAGGACGAGCTCTCGGGATCTACCAGCTCATCGGGCAGTGTCCGATGGACGATTTCCGGGGGATCGCTCCGCTCTCCCGGCCGCGGCTCCTCGAGCGGCCGGACCCGGACCGGTCGCGGCCCCACTTCGTCAAGGCGCACGTCGAGGACTACCTCCTCCACGGGAACGCGTGTCACCTCGTCACGGCCAGGGACGCTCACCGGCTCCCGGCCGCGTCTCGGTGGTTCCCCGCACATCAGTGGTCGCTCACGGAGGAGGACGGCGCGGTCGTCTACTGGCTCAACGGGCGCCGGGTGAACCCGCGGGACGTCGTGCACGTGCAACGCGGGTCCGATCCGACGTTCCCGGGTCGGGGCGTGGGCGTCGTCGAGCAGCACGTCCGCGCGCTCAACCGGGTCGGGCTACAAGAGGCCGGGGAGGCGGAGAACCTCCGCGGCCGGGGGATGCCGGGGGTCGCGATCATCACCCCGCAGAAGGAACCGAAAGAGGCGGACCTCGACGCGGCCGCGAACAAATGGGCGGAACGGTACGAGGGGACCGCCAACCGGCCCGCGTTCCTGCCCAACGGAACGCAGGTGATCCCGCTCGCGTGGTCCCCGAACGACCAGCAAATGACGGAGGCCCGGAAGCTCTCACTCGTCGACGTCGCGAACATCTTCAACCTTGACGCGTACTGGTTGGGAGCCCCGGGCTCCTCGCACACCTATCGGTCGGTCGGGCCCCTGTTCGTGGCGCTGCTCCGGACGTCGCTCGAGTCGGTCCTCGCGGAGCTCGAGGACGTGTGGTCGAACGCGTGGCTCCCGCACGGGCGCCGGGTCCGGTTCGATCGGGCCGCGCTCTCCGCGGACGACCTCTCGAGCATGATCGCGACCGCGGAGAAGGCGTACGCGGCGAAGCTCTGGACGTGGGTCGAGACCCGGACGTTCCTAGGGCTCGATCCGACGGTCCCGGAGCCCGCAGCTCCGGCAGCTCCGGCCCCTGCCCCGGCAGCTCCCCCGGTCGTCGAGCCGGACGAGGACGACGTCGACGACGTCGACGATCAGGAAGGAATCACGGCATGACGGACACACGCAAGGCGCGGCCGGTCGAGGAGCGGCTCCTCACCGCGCCGACGATGCACCTCCGCGCGGACACGACGAAGGGTCAGAGCGGGGTGAAGAAGTGGCTCGAGGGGGTCGCGGTCCCGTACGGCCGGGACGCGGATATCGGATTCTTCATCGAAGCGTTCGCGCCGGGGTCGCTCGCGAAGTCGATTAGTGAGGCCGCGCGCTCCCTCCCGTTGCACCTGTTTCACGACTCCGCGGCGTTCCCGATCGGGGTCGCGTCGGAGTGGCGGGACGGGAAGGAAGCACTCGAGGGCGTGTGGAAGCTCGACGACTCGGAGCTCGCGCAACGCGCGGCCCGCATGGCGGAGCCGGACGAGAACGGCACGGCGCTACTCGGCTACATGAGCATTCGATTCGCGCCGATCCGGTCGGAATGGACCTACGTCGACGACTGGAACCCGGACCTCGGGCCGAACCACAAGGATCACGTGGTCCGGACGGAGGCGCGGCTCCTCGAGACGTCCCTCGTCAGCACTCCCGCCTACAAGGAAGCATCCGTATCGTTCGTGCGGACCGCGGAGCGGGCTATCTCCCGGGAGGCGTCCGGCCGTGAGGTCAAGGGGTGGCGGGAGTACCTCGAGCGGGTGCAGCGGCGGGACAACGGCGCGTGAGGCTAGGGCTCGCGAACGGCCAGAACACGGCGCCGAACCTCACCCCGGAGCAGCTCCGGAGCGACGTCCGCGAAATGGGTCGGCTCTGTGACGTGATCGGGTGGTCGGAGTTCGGGGAGAACGCGGATCACCGGATCCTCCGCGACGAGCTCGCACACTGGCAGCACGTGGGCACGACGGAGTGTCCGGTCTCGGTACGGCGGGGCGCGTTCCGGATCCTCGACGCGGAGACCGTGTGGGTCCTCGAGCGGGGCCGCGCCGGGGTGAACCCGCGACGACCGGCACAGGTCGCGGTGATCGAGTCGGTGAAGCGGCCGCGGCTCGAACCATTCGCCGTCGTGGCGACTCACTGGACGAACGGCGCGTTCTCGAACCCCGGGCAGCGGGCGGAGGAGTGGCGGGACGACGCGTGGCTCGATTGTTGGGAGGGGACACGCGACGTCGTCCGGGAGCTCCTCGACGACGGGATTCCGACGCTCCTCGTCGGGGACCTGAACGCGCGGCGGGTCCCGCGGTTCGTCCGTCGGCAGGAGTGGCTCCCGGGCTCGAGCGGGATCGACAAGGGGGCCGCGTTCGAGCCCCTCGGATCGTCGACGAGGTTCGGGCGGGTCGAGCACGTGAAGCGGGTCGAGCTGCATAGCAAGCACGACGGCCGCGTGTGGCGGGTCCCGCTCCGTCGGGGGTGAATCGTCTACTCTCGTCCTCGAGAGGCCGCGCCGCTCGACCGCGCCGCCCCCCCGCGCCGCAGTAGAGCACCCGGGGGAGCACCCGGGGAGCACCCGGACCGACGTACAACTATCGGATCGAGTGCCCACGGAGGCCCACCATGCAGAAGCTGAATCCCGTAATCGTCGGGCTCTGTCGCGACCGCGACGGAGGGACCGACACCCGGAACCCCGTGCTCGTCCGGCTCCTCGAGGACCGGGATACGCAAATCCGGTTCATCGACGAGACCCTCGCGCGGGTCGAGACGGAGGAGCGGGACCTCGTCGACGCGGAGCGGAACAACCTCACCGCGGCCCGGGAGCGGATCGTCGAGCTCGACGCGCAGATCGAGCCGCTCGAGGCGTTCGAGGAGCTCCGCGGAGCGCACCGCTCGACGAGCGCGGGCTACTCCCGGACGTCGTCGAGCTCGAGCGACGACCGTCGACCGGCCGCACACACCGCGCCGCGAGGCCACGAGTACCGCACCGCGGGCGCCGTGATCGTCGACCGGATCCGGGCCCACGACGGGGACGCGGACGCACGCGACCGGCTCCGCTCCGCCAACCTCACCCGGGACGCCGGGTGGGCACAGGGTGAGACCCGCGCGGTCGCTCACCAGACGACCGACGAGACGCCGGGGCTCCTCCCCGAAGTGATCCGCGGACAGATCGACTCCGACATCGACGCGGCCCGCCCGTTCATGACGTCGGTGGGGATCCAGTCGCTCGACGTCCCCGGTAAGACGTTCGAGCGGCCCGTCGTCACGCAGCACACGCAGGTGGCGGAGCAGACCGCGGAGAAGGCGGAGCTCGTCTCCCGGCCACTCATCATCAGCGGCGTGCCGTTCTCGAAACGCACGTTCGGCGGTGCGCTGAACATCAGCCGACAGGACATCGACTGGACCTCCCCGTCCGCGTGGGACGCGGTCCTCCGGGACCTCGAGGAGCAGTACGCTCTCGAGACCGAGAACGCGGCCGCAGACGCATTCGCCGCGGCCGTCACCGCGACGACGGAGCTCACGACCGCGGCCGGGGGGACCGCGACCCTCGCGGAGCTCGCGGCCGGGTTCTACGGCGCCGCGTCGTCCGCGTACGGGGGCGTCAAGAGGCTCCCGGACCACGTCTGGATGTCCCTCGACATGTGGGCGAAGTACGGTCCGGTCCTCGACACCTCCGCGGCTCAGCTCTTGCAGGCCGCGGGCGCGGGGAACGACTCGTCCGTCGAGTCGTTCGCCGGACAGGTCATGCGGCTCCCGCGGACCGTCGTCCCGTCGTTCCCCAACGGGACCATGATCGTCGGGGTCAAGTCGAAGACGGAGGTCTACGAGGAGCGCATCGGTCTACTTCAGGCCGTTCAGCCCTCCGTACTCGGGGTCGAGGTCGCGTACGGCGGCTACATGGCGTCGGGGACCCTCCGTCCGGCCGGGTTCTCGAAGATCGTCAACACGGCGTAGGAGCTCGTCTCGTGGCTGATTCCGTATGGCTGACCCCTGCCGTGGTCCGGGCACAGACCGGGCTACGGCAGGGCTCCGCGGTCGACGACGAGGCGCTTAAGCTCGCCGCGAACGCGGCCGCGGAGTACGTCGAGGAGCTGAAGCCGGAGCTCTACGTGACGGCCGGGGATCCCCCCGTGACGTCGTACGAACCCACGCACCGGGTCCGTCTCGGGGCCGCGATGCTCGCGCATCGGTGGTACGCGCGGCGGGCGTCTCCTCTCGGGGTCGCGGGATACGGGGAGCTCGGGTCGGCCGGGATCCTCCGTTATGACCCCGATATCGCGCGTCTCCTCGACATCGGCACGGAGGGCGGGCGGTTCGTGTTCGGGGCCCCCACCCCGACGGCGGAGGAGCTTCCGTGAGCGTCGTCGCGCGGGCGGAGCAGCTCGCGGAGGAGCTCACGGACCTCGAGGCGCCGGTCCCGATCCGGGCGACGAACGACGTGCGCGACACGGTCCCTCCGTGTCTCCTCGTCGTGCCGGTCCCGCGCCGGAACTACCTCGACGGGACCCTCTCCGGCTCCGTCGAGGTCACGTGGACAGTCGTCGCGCTCGCCAACCCTCCCGCGGACCTCGAGTCCGCGCGGGAGCTCGAGCTCCTCGTCGACCACGTCGCGGAGCGTCTCGACGTCACGACCGCGGAGCCCGCGGCCTACACGATCCCCGGAGCGGAGACGTCCGTCCCCGCGTACCTCATCAGCATTACCGAAACCGCATCCCTCGAGGAGTAGCCCTCATGCCCGTAACGACCAGCAAGCTCAAGACAGGGACGCTGACCCTCGACGGGGTCGCGTTCGCAACGCAGGCCACGAACGTCCGGCTCGTGCCCCCGGAGGCGCCGTCCGGCGACGACGTCGGGGAGGTGCTCTCCGGCGATCCGCTCCCCCCGGAGACCGAGAACCCGTGGGTCATGGCCCTCGTCATGGTGCAGGATTTCGAGGACGTCGCCGGGTTCGTCAACTTTACGTGGACGAACCAGGGGGAGAAGGTCCCGTACACGTGGGCGCCGATGGGTGCGACCGGTCCGTCGTTCTCCGGGACCGTGACGGTCTGGCCCGTCGAGCTCGGCGGAGAGGTCAAGAAGCGGCTCACGTCGGAGGCGGAATGGGTCCTCGACGAGAAGCCCGCCCGCGCCGAAGCCGGACCGTAGGCCGTGCCGGTCGTCCGCACGGAGGGCGTCTCGCGGCTCGTGCGGACGATGCGGGCCGCGGAGGTCGACGTCGACGAGCTCAAAGAAGTGACGATCGCGGCGGGCGGGCTCGCAGCGGCCGCGATCCAGCCGCTCATCCCCGTGTTGACCGGCCGTCTCGCGGCATCCCTCCGGCCGAACAAAGCCGCTCGCCGGTCGACGGTCTCGGTCGGTCGGGCGGGGCTCCCGTACGGTCCTCCGGTCCATTGGGGGTGGCCCGGACACGGGATCGAGCCCAATGAGTTTGGCCCGAAGGGACTCGAGCAAGCGGAGCCCGCGATCCTCGCGCTCTACCTCGCGGGAATCGAGAAGATCGTCGGACAGGTGAAGGGAGCATGAGGTGACCGCCACCCTCCGGTTCGACGTCGTCTCCGACGGCTCCGCAGCTCGCCGGGACCTCTCCGCGACCCGTGGGGAGCTCGAGCGGTTCGGCCGGTCCGCGGACACCGTCGGCACGACCACGACCCGCAACGAATCCAAGGTGCGGCGGTTCGGGTCCGCGATCGGCGCCGCGGCCCGCACGTTCGGACCGCTCGCGGCAGCCGCGGCCGCGGGCGCCGTGCTGAAGTTCGGGGTCGACGCGGTCAAGGCCGCATCGGACACCCAACAGGCGTTCGGCGCGCTTGATTCCGTGTTCGGGCAGAACAGTGCACGGGTCAAGGCGTGGGCGGAGAACGCGGCTACGCAGGTGGGTTTGGCCCGCGGCGAGTATGCGCAGCTCGCGACCACCCTCGGAGCGTCCCTCAAGAACAGCGGGCTCGAGGGCTACACCGCGAAGACCCGGGAGCTCATCACGACCGCGGGGGACCTCGCGGCGACGTTCGGCGGGACGACGTCGGAGGCCGTCTCCGCGCTCTCGTCGCTGCTCCGGGGTGAGACCGACCCGATCGAGCGATACGGGGTCTCGATCAAGGCGTCCGACGTCGCCGCGCGGCTCGCCGCGAACGGACAGGACAAGCTCACCGGGGCCGCGAAGACGCAGGCCGAAATGCAAGCGCGGCTCAAACTCTTGACGGAGCAGACGACCAGCTCTCAAGGGGCGTTCTCCCGGGAGTCGAACACCCTCGCGGGACAGCAGCAACGGCTATCCGCGAACTTTCAGAACGTTAAGGACAAGCTCGGGCAAGCCATGATCCCCGCGCTCACCAAGGCGCTCGAGGCCGTGAACGGTCTGTTCGAGGGGGGCGGGAACCTCTCCCGCGGGATGGACCGGCTCCGCGACATCATGGGGCCCGTTCTGACCCCGGTCGTCAACGGGGTGCGGTCCGCGATCAACAACGTCAAGGATGCGTTCTCAGGGTCCGAGAATCAGAGCGCCAACCTCCGCGCCGCTCTCGGGGTGCTCCGTGAGGTCGCGGAGAAGCTCGCGCCGATCGTGGGCTCCGTGCTCGGCAAAGCGATCAGCGGTCTCGGGCAGACGATCGGGGACACGATCCGGGCCGCGGACCTCCTCGTCGGGGCGCTCCGGGACATCGTGTCGTGGGCGCAATCGGCATGGGACAAGATCGCGGCTCTCGGGAACAACCCCGCTGTGAAGAAGCTCCTCGGTCTGTTCCGCGGCGAAGACGAGCGGCTCGTAGCGTTGCAGCGTGGCGCCGCACTCACCCGTGACTCCCTCTCCCGGCCGTACGCCGGGTCGTTCGCCGCGCCGTCCGTGAACCTCACGAGCGCGCCGTCCGTCGTGATCGAGGTCGACTCCCCCGCAATGGCGCGTCTGTTCCGGGTGATCGTGAGGGACGAGCTCGCACACGCGGGCTACGGAGGAGGGAGGACCCCGTGACGACCGTGACGGCATCCGTGCAGACCGGTTACCGGGTCGTCGTGTCGGTCTCCGGGCTCTCCTCGGAGACCCCCGCGGTGGACCGGGTGACGCTGTGGCGCGACGACCTCGACCGGCCCCGGAGTGAGGTCCGCGGGTACGTCGACTACGAACCGACGGCCGATGGATTCGTGGCGGTCGATTTCGAGGTGCCGCTCTCCCGGCCCGTGTTCTACGTGCTCGAGGTGATCCACGAGGACGAGACCCGATCGGAACACCTCGCGACCGCGATCGTCGTCGAGGGCACCCGGCCGCTCGTGTCGGTCCCGATCACCGGGGAGTACGTCGAGGTTGACGCAATCGAGACGTGGTCGGAGCTCGCACGGGACGGCCGCGCGACCGTCGTCGACGTGCACGACCGGCCGGACCCGATCGTCGTCTCCTCCGGGCTCACCTCCCCCGTCTCGGCACCGACGCTCCGCACGGACACGCTCACCGCTCGACGCACCCTCCGCAGGCTCCTCGAGACCGCTCAAGTGCTACTCCTACGGGCACCGGAGCTCGACGTCGAGGACGCGTATATCGTCACGGGGAAGCACACGGAGAGCCGGGTCAGTAACTCCGGGCTCGACCTCCGGCGCCGCCACGCTCTCGACGTGCGGCACGTAGCCCCTCCGTCTCTGTTCCTGCCTGCGGAGGGCGACACCCTCGCGGAGCTCGCGGACGCGTTCCCCGGCACCCTCGCGGACCTCGCGGCCGCGTTCCCCGGGACGCTGCTCGACATCGCCTCCGCAGACCTCGAGGCCGTGTGACGTGCGGGCCGCATCGTCGAGGTTCGGAGCCGCGGTCGTCGGGTCTCACCGGGGGATCCTCCGGGTCGAGGCATGGCGGGGGACGGAGCTGCTCGCCGCGGCCGTCCCGGTCGAGAACGGGGATCTCTCCTCCGACGACGGCAACGCGGTCCCGCACGAGGTGACGCTCTCGGTCCCCGCGGGCTCCGGCCGGGAGTGGGATCCCACCGGGGACCCCTTCCACCCGCTCGCGCCGTACGGGCAACGTCTGTTCATCCGTCGGGGGATCGTGTACGCGGACGGCACGGAGGAGCTCGTCGGTCTCGGGTGGTACCTCATCACCGACGCGGACCCGGACCCTCTCGGTCTCGGGGTGCAGGTGCGGGCCGCGTCCCTCGAGCGGCTCCTCGAGGATTCGAAGCTACAGCGGCCGATGCAGCCGATCGCGGGGGGGACGTTCGAGTCGGAGGTCCGTCGGCTCGCGCAAGGCATGGTGCCGGTCGCGACGAAAGACGCGGCCCTCGTCGACCGGGCAGTCCCGGCCACGATCGTGCACGAGAACAACCGGCTCGAGGCGATAGGGAAGCTCGCCGCGGCGTGGCCCGCGCGGATCGTGGTCGACTCGAGGGGGCTCCTCCGGCTGCTCCCTCCGGTGCCGGAGCTCCCGGGGACCCCGGTCGTCGAGCTACACACGGGGGCCCGCGGTGTGGTCGCTGACTGGCAGTCCACCGCGGCCCGGGGGGATGCGTACAACGCGGTTTTTGCTCGAGGGGAGGCGCCGTCCGCGGACGCGCTCCCGGTCGAGGGGATCGCGTGGGACGACGATCCCGCGTCCCCGACGTACTACGGCGGGCCGTTCGGGGAGCGGCCGCTCGAGTATGCGTCTCCGCTCCTCACGACGGAGGCCGCGGCGCAAGCGGCCGCGGCGACGATGCTCGCGAAGCGGCTCCGGAGGACCCGGATCGCGCAGGTCGTCATGGTGCCGGATCCGCGGATCGAGCTCGGTGACTTCGTCGACGTCTCGACCCCGAAGGTGACCGGGGTCGGTCGGGTGGCGGGGATCCGACTCCCGCTCAACCCCGACGGAGGTCCCGCAACTCTCACCCTCGAAATGGGAGCCTAGGTCCCGTGACACTCGACCGGCTCCTCCCCGACACCCGCGGCTACGACGCGGTCGTCGGGGTGATCCTCGCGGCCCCGGCCGGGGGCCGCGTCTCCGTGCGGGTCGACGGCGCGACCCTCTCCCTCCCGCTGATACGCAGCTATGCGCCGACGGTCGGGGACACGTGTCTCGTGCTCCGTCGGGAATCGTCGGGATGGGTCCTCGGGGCGCTGGGGACGGCACCTCCGGCCGCTCCTCCTCCGACGACGAACGTCCCGCCCCCGGTCGCGGACGACCCGACGGCCGCGAAGCCGCGGACCGGCTCCGACGTGTTCGTTCCGACGAGCTCGGGGACGTACCGGGACGGGGCGTGGCTCCCCGACACGGTCGACGTGTACCAAGGGGACGCGTCGGGACGGGGGCTCAACTACGGCGCGGCCTACTACGGCGCCGGACCGAACGGGATACGGGGTGCGACCGTGACGCGGGCGCGGCTCCGGATCCGTAGGCAAGTCGGAGGGTCGAGCTTTCCTCAGGCTCCGACCCTCCGGCTCCTCACCGGCACGGTCCGTCCGGCCGGTGCTCCGGTCTCCTCGAGCTCGACGCCGGGGCCCGCGCTCGCGGCCGGGGAGGAGACGACGTACGACCTCCCGACGAGCTGGGGACAGGCCCTCGTGGACGGCACCGCGGGCGGCATCGGGACGTGGGTCGACCCCGACCCGAACCCGTACATTCGGACCGACGGACCGACGTTGGCGGTCCTCCTCGACTGGACTAGGAGCACCTGACATGCCCACGACACCCCGCGGGATCGTCTACCCGGACAGCTCCGCGCACACGCGCCTATGGGAGCACCTACAGGAGACCGCGGAGAGTGCGAACCAAGCTCTCGACGACCTCGAGGGACAGCTCGGACAGTACGCGGCGTACAGCGCGGCCCTCTCGAACATCAGCACGTCGAGTCTCACGATCCGGAAGGCCGTGATCGGGGACGTCGTGCACGTCCGACTCAAGGCTGTGATGTCCTCGGCCGCGTCGAACGTGATTGGGATTCCGCTCCCCCATGCGGCAAGTAGCGCGTATACGCTCTCGGTCGACTCGGTCGCGGCAGGGCAGGCGGTGGGGATCAACTCCGCGGGGGGTGCGCGAGTGACGGGGGTTCCCGTGATCCTGTCGACGACGACGGCCGCGATCGTGACCCTCAACTCCGCGAATCTCTGGAACGGGGCGAACCCGTTCACGTGGAAAGCCGGAGACGAGCTATTCGCCGCGTTCTCCTACGAGCGAGCATGATGCTCGAGCTCGTCCGGCTCGCCGCGGCCGCGGAGGTCCCGGCCGCGCAACCGGTGTGGGAGCTGCTCCTCGTGATCTGCGGAGCGATCGGGGTCGTCTCCGGCGCGGCCCTCGTCGTGTGGAAGATCGCCCGGCCGCACGTCGACAAGTACGTCCGGAGCATGGTCGAGCCGATCCGGGAGAACGTACAGGCGGTCCGGGACAACGTCGAGGACACCTCCCCGACTGCGACCGACACGAAGCTCGACCGGCTCTCCGATCAGCTCGGGAAGGTGGGCCGGAAGGTCGAGCAAATCGACGGGCGCACCCTCATGACGCGGGGGGTGC